ATGCTGGAACAAATGGGCATTGCCGCGAAGCAAGCCTCGTATAAATTAGCGCAACTCTCCAGCCGCGAAAAAAATCGCGTGCTGGAAAAAATCGCCGATGAACTGGAAGCACAAAGCGAAATCATCCTCAACGCTAACGCCCAGGATGTTGCTGACGCGCGTGCCAATGGCCTTGGCGAAGCGATGCTTGACCGTCTGGCACTGACGCCCGCACGGCTGAAAGGCATTGCCGATGATGTGCGCCAGGTGTGTAACCTCGCCGATCCGGTGGGGCAGGTAATCGATGGCAGCGTACTGGACAGCGGCCTGCGTCTTGAGCGTCGTCGCGTACCGCTGGGGGTTATTGGCGTGATTTATGAAGCGCGCCCGAACGTGACGGTTGATGTCGCTTCGCTGTGCCTGAAAACCGGTAATGCGGTGATCCTGCGCGGTGGCAAAGAAACGTGTCGCACTAACGCTGCAACGGTGGCGGTGATTCAGGACGCCCTGAAATCCTGCGGCTTACCGGCGGGTGCCGTGCAGGCGATTGATAATCCTGACCGTGCGCTGGTCAGTGAAATGCTGCGTATGGATAAATACATCGACATGCTGATCCCGCGTGGTGGCGCTGGTTTGCATAAACTGTGCCGTGAACAGTCGACAATCCCGGTGATCACAGGTGGTATAGGCGTATGCCATATTTACGTTGATGAAAGTGTAGAGATCGCTGAAGCATTAAAAGTGATCGTCAACGCGAAAACTCAGCGTCCGAGCACATGTAATACGGTTGAAACGTTGCTGGTGAATAAAAACATCGCCGATAGCTTCCTGCCCGCATTAAGCAAACAAATGGCGGAAAGCGGCGTGACATTACACGCAGATGCAGCTGCACTGGCGCAGTTGCAGGCAGGCCCTGCGAAGGTGGTTGCTGTTAAAGCCGAAGAGTATGACGATGAGTTTCTGTCATTAGATTTGAACGTCAAAATCGTCAGCGATCTTGACGATGCCATCGCCCATATTCGTGAACACGGCACACAACACTCCGATGCGATCCTGACCCGCGATATGCGCAACGCCCAGCGTTTTGTTAACGAAGTGGATTCGTCCGCTGTTTACGTTAACGCCTCTACGCGTTTTACCGACGGCGGCCAGTTTGGTCTGGGTGCGGAAGTGGCGGTAAGCACACAAAAACTCCACGCGCGTGGCCCAATGGGGCTGGAAGCACTGACCACTTACAAGTGGATCGGCATTGGTGATTACACCATTCGTGCGTAAATAAAACCGGGTGATGCAAAAGTAGCCATTTGATTCACAAGGCCATTGACGCATCGCCCGGTTAGTTTTAACCTTGTCCACCGTGATTCACGTTCGTGAACATGTCCTTTCAGGGCCGATATAGCTCAGTTGGTAGAGCAGCGCATTCGTAATGCGAAGGTCGTAGGTTCGACTCCTATTATCGGCACCATTTAAATCAATAAGTTACACATCATTAGTACCTTCCTTATTTTTTGACTGGGACAAATTTGGGACCGATGGGTTCAGGATCGAGTCTATTTGCCGTGCGTGTTCGGTAAGGTGATTAGGTGCAAGGTGAGCATATCGACGAACCATTTCGATAGACTCCCAGCCTCCCATTTCCTGTAACACTGACAACGGGACTCCGGCTTGAACCAGCCAACTTGCCCAGGTGTGTCTCAAGTCGTGAAATCTGAAATCATCAATACCAGCCCGTCTCAGCGCCGCTTTCCAGGCTGTGTTTGCGTCATACCGCATCTTCCTTACTGTTGGCGCTTTCGTTCCGTCTGGTTTGGTACAGCTTTCCTTGTACACAAATACCCAACGGTGATGATTCCCGATTTGTTTTTTCAATACGCGACATGCAGTATCATTCAGCGCAACGCCAATTGCGCGGTTTGATTTACTCTCTTCCGGGTTTATCCATGCCACCCGGCGCTGCATATCTATTTGTTGCCATTCAAGGTTGATGATGTTCGAGCGTCTTAAGCCTGTTGCCAGTGCAAATTCAACAACAGACTTTAATGGCTCCGGACATTCATCAATCAGCCTTTGTGCTTCATGGGGCTCCAGCCAGCGGATCCGTTTATTCTTTGGTTGAGGCACTTTAATAATTGGTGCCTTATCCAGCATTTTCCATTCACGCTCTGCGGCTCTTAGTAGGGCCTTTATAAATGAAAGATGCGTAGCCTTCGTTGCAACGGACGCTGGTTTTGGCGTGTATTCTGGAACAGGTTTCCCTTTTTTTCTGCATGCTTCTGCCCTGAGTTTCCAGTTTTCCTCATGACGCCGGTTCGTCATTTTCTGCATTGCTGAATAAATTTTTGATTCAGTAATGTCTCTTAGTTGCATTCCTGCGAAATGTTGAAGCCAGAATCCGATCCGGCTTTTGTCATCGTCCAGTGATTTTTTATGTGCTTTCTCTTCAAGCCACCTGACACACGCTTCCTCGAACGTTATATCAGGTATTTCACCAAGTTTGCTGACCCGCCATGCTTCAGCCTTTAGCTTGTCATGGAGTTCTGTCGCCTGCCTTTTGTCCTTTGTTCCAAGAGACTGTTTAAATCTTTTACCGTTCGGCAATGTGAAACTGGCGTACCATATTTCACCTCTGCGGAAGAGTGACATTTTCTTTCCTCTGTTATGCCATCACCCGCGCTCACCTGGACAGTATGCAGCGGAGACTGAAGAGCCGCAATGCAGGCTTGTCGTGTTGTGAGGTAAGGAGATTTATTCTTAGTGGGATCTTTGCGTGTTGCCTGAAGACGCCCTGTGCGTATCCAGTTAATAGCAGTCGGTCTGGATATCTTGAGAAAATGACAGGCCTCATCGAGTGTGAGGCTGTATGGCTCCATTATTTCACCTCTTGCTGTGACATTGTTGAAAAATGGATACCAGCTCGTTGCTGCCAGACGATCCAACCGAGAGTCATATCCCATGCCATGTATTCGTTATCGCCGTTTTTTGCTCTCCGACGATCGACTGTTTTACCGAAACGCTTTTCCATAAATAATTCATAGGCTGCGCGTTCATCTGGCTCAACTTCCAGAGATGCCAGTGCAATCCGTGCCAGTTCTAAATCATTTTCAAGCTCAGCGCGAATCTCAGCGAATGCACTCTGTGTTAAGGCGAACTCAATGCTCTGCACTTTATTCCGTGCGCGCTCAAGCAGTGCATGGTAGTTAATTTCGGTTGTCATACCCCTACCTCTTCGAATTCCAATTCCAATTGATCACCCTAGATTTCACATGACTCTGAACACGAGCCGGTATCGAATCGCCTGGCCTGTACCATCGCCTGATACAAATTTCTGTAGTCGCTGTTGGCAGACATTCTGGCAATTCCGTCAAGCGTCAGGTGACCACGGTACATAATGTCTTTACCTGTTCTGCGATGATCATCCCTGACGTGTTTGCCTGTAACCAGCTCATTAAAAACTCGCATCAGACCTGGTTCGTCTTTACATGCAAGCCCCAGCTTTTGCGTTGACTTTTTGATGCAGAAAACACAGTTCCCGAGATGCTCCGGGATTTGCAAATCAAAAGGTTGTTTTCGCCACCACCGGATAACATCCGACTTATCAAAATCTGACAGCTCGGCAAGATACCGGACGCCCGATTTCGGTTTCAGCCTACGGGGTTCGTCTGCACGAATACCCAGCCATGTGATGTAATTACCTCGCCCGAAATGGTTATCGCAGTATTTCGTGAAAGGGATGAGTTTTAGCCTGTCAGTACAGAACGCGCCGCCGATGTATGGCGTGCCGTACTTTTTAACCATGTCCATAAACGGTTTAAGCACCGGCATTCGTGTCTGAATATCCTTTGGCTCCCATTCTGTATAACCATTTGGCTGCCCAAGCTCAGGATTTATATCGACCTGTAACACAGTTAGTGGTATGTCCCAGAACTTCACAACCTCCCGGATAAAGCGGTATGTCAGCGGATGTTCGCAACCGGTATCCATAAAGATGTAGCAGACGTTATTGCCAGCCTTTCTTTGTTCTTCCATCAGGTGAACAAGATATGCGGATGTTCTCCCGCCAGAAAAACTAACTACATGAGTTATGCACATTTGCGTAATTCCGATAACTCGTTGAAGCGTTCCATAAACATCCCGTAGGCATGGCCCGGTGCCAGTGGAATAACTTTGAACATCTCTGTTGCCGGGATACCTTCCAGTACAGGCCATAAAGAGCCATCATCAAGCCCGAGATCACGGCGTTCGGTTGCCAGCATAATGAGATCGGCATATTTCACTGGCGTGCTCATAACAGGAGGTAACCCGTATTTCTCACGGATTACTGCATCTATTTTTTCTTCCATCCGTTTATAGTCAGGAAGAAGGCGTTTCAGTGGTGCGGGGATGTCCTGGCAATACGCTTCTGTTGCATCATGCATTAACGCTTCAAAAGCAAATTCCTGCGGCACCAGCTGGCTGCAAAGCACCGCATGTTGGGCGACACTGTAGAAGTGAGAAAGATGACCGGCAAAGCGGCAGATATTTGAAAGGGAAACCGCGATATCGTTAATCACGATGTCGTCTTTATTTATCTTGTCATAATAAAAATGCTTCCCGGAAAAAGTTTTAATAAATGACATTTTGTTCTCCACGTATATGCGCTGCACCGCGCTGAGTTTGGGTAAAAGGAAGCCCTCACCATCCGGTGATTATTGAGTTAATTACGTTTCCATAAATGCCCCCGCAGGGGCATTTGCAGTAATGAAATCAGGCGGTGAAAGTACCAATAAAGGTTTCTACTTTGCTGTCTTTGAATTTCTCAATAAGCAGATCACGAAATTCGTTAGCCATATCTTCCTGCACCGCTTCCAGCTGAATAATGCGCAGAACCAGTACAGGACGATCGCCAGTGATAATGCTGAGGCGTAATTTAAACGGACGTTCTTTCAGACCTTCAAACGGAACGCATTTAAATTCAAATGCCACTGGCATAATGTCTTTGGTCTTCGCTTCGACAGATTCCATCAGGGAGCGTTTGCCGCTGAAGTCATTATCTTCAAAATCAGCGGTCTGGTTTGCTTCAATCGTGATTTTACGGACCGCCGCAGCCGCTTTTGTTGCCTGAATGGTGTCACCATTAGCATCAAAGCCCACAAGGTAGTCGGCCCAGTCTTCAATCCATTCTGCCAGTGATTTCTGGGAGTTACGCTCGCCATTAACAGACAACAGAGCAGAGAACGGTGCTGTCTTTTTCAGTTTGAGAGTGGCGGTGTTATCTGCGTGACCTGGTTCATCAATAGTACCCAGGTTAAGCACACTGACGGCACGCATATTATCAGCATCGATAAAGCAGCGGGTGCCTTCATCTGCAAGATCTTTAGAATAACGGGTAAAGTCATCGATGCTGGCAGTGGAAAGCGCACCACGGAAACGGAAGCGATTTAAATTAAATTTTTCCAGATCATGAATGCGGAAATTCTCAGGCAATGCCACAGCATCGGCACCAATCTTACTGATAATTTCATTAACACCCTGAGCAGAAATAAGGGCATGGATTTGATTAATTGCGGTTGCGTCTAAGTTCTGAGACATAATAAGTCCTCACTATATAAAGATATTCAGTGATGAGATAAATAATCAGTTAATTAAGAACGATATTAATGACCTGCTGCGCGGAGTTTTCCGTCAGGTTCACCGGCAAGAGTCAGTAATTGTCCCTGGTCTTCCTGCAGAATAGTCAGGCGACCACCGCGATTGACATACATCGGCGTTTCGGTGGTGTCTTCTTCGGAAATTTTCCCGCGGTTAGTCGGGCGAACATATGAGAGTTTGTGTTTGATTTTCACACGGTTCTCATCAAATGGTTCGATTTCCAGGTTGAGTGAGACCTTACCTTTGGTTTTCGTGTTCATCACACCGGAAGCGACTTCACTGAGAACTGCGCCGATTTTGGTTTCAAATACGCCGCCGTCCAGCTCCCCGATAAATGCCTGCACATCAGTACTGCGTTCGCTAGCCATTTTGCTGCTCCTCATCATATCGACCCTGCAAGGCCGATTAGTTTCTCCACAAAACAGAGAAGAACACCTGCGGTGGCAGCCGCCCGGATGGATTGGGTTATGAGCCCGTCGTCCGGTGATGCTCTTCTCTGTTTTGTAAAAAGGACGGTACCAGCCGGAAGCAAGGGTACAAACTGGTACCGCCAGGACTACACACAGCATAAAGTTGTGGTGCCGGGTGCCTCCCGGTGCCTGGCGAAGGTTGCACACCAGACGGGTGGGTATCCACAGAAGGTCGACTGTCAGCCTCAACCTTAACCCGCGTGCGCTGAGCCGCATTCACCACAACGCTAAGGATTCTCTTTGGTTGAAAATACTTAGCTGTTATGTGCCTGTCTTTTCACCACTTCAGGCTCGGTGGTATCCTTTTAAGCCCGTATACATAAAAGGAAAATCAAATGACTTTTGATGAAAAAGAACTTGATAATGCAATTAATAAAATCATCGTAACGTCGCTCTTTTCCTGTCTCAGCGACACTCAGCAGAAACAGTTCTACGAATCGGCTTTCAACATGATCGAGCGTTGTTGTTTCTGCGATGCCGACGAGTTACCTGAAAAAATCAGGAAACAGTTGGCTGATGCTCTTCGAGTGCGACTTTCTGACCAATTTTCTGAAATGTGCTCTCCGAATTTGGACAAATAGAAAAAGGCCATTTCCATTCAGGGTCTGATGGAAATACTTCAGCCTGTTCCAAAGCACGGCGTAAAGAGAACACAACTCCAGCCATAATCTGATGTTTCCCATTGGTCCAGCTATCGCCGCTCTGATCTACAGGGGCGGCTATGTCGTATGACCAAACGACTTCACAGTTATTGTTTAAAATCTGGACTTTCATTTCATACACCTGCTTTAACATGAGTGCATAGTGGCACAACATGACTCAACGAATCACCCTGGACTTTATATGCCCCAGGCGGCTACTTCGTGGGCGTCCTGCCTGTTCGTTTTTGACATTTACTGACCGCTTACGACACATGCACCATGCACCGTGTTGCAACCAGATTTTGTTGTAATCCTGTAGTTGGTCTGGAACAAAAGATAAAATTAAATTGCGAGATGTGCAAGTGGTATTTTGCGAAACATGCAAAATTATGGGTGATAAAAAGCCACCTTTCGGTGGCCGATGGATGGGATATTGAGGTTAATTATGTCTCTTAAGGGTTTGCGACTGACTGATTAAGACCTTTCCAAAGACCATGAATCGGTGTTCGTTTTCGCTAGTAATTCCCCATTCACGGTAAATCTGGTTATCAGAAATCACCAGCAGTTTGTCAGGAATCATTTGAAGTCTTTTAACGTATATTTTGTCATCAAAACCAAAGACATATATACCATCACCATCAAACTGATTGATGCTGACATCGACGAAGATGAGATCTCCTGGCTCAATGGTTGGACACATACTGTCCCCACGAACGTTGATAACTTTGATGTGATTGGCTGGTCGTCCGCCGAACATTGATACAGCATTATCAGTTCTGTATTCGATGGCATGAATCACATCAATGACATCACCGCCCTGGATAAGGCCATTTCCCGCACTGGCACTGATATCCAGCATTTCAATACGGAACACATCCTTCACCTGCGCAACATCCTCATTATTACTGTTTTTATATACAGTATTACTTTTGAGGGCAGAGGTAAAGAGATCAGCAATATCAACACCTAAGCTCTTGGCAATATTACTCAGTGTTTGTTCGGTAAATTGTTTCTGCTTACCCGTTTCTAAGCGCGAGATGTTCGCCGCATCTACTCCTATTGCTTCAGCGAGATCGGCGATTTTCATGTTCTTCGCTTGGCGAAGTTGTCTGACTCGGTTTCCTATGTTCATGCGTTTATTACATTTCTTTATTGCGTGATAAGCAAATCAACTTGCGCAAAATACTTGCGTGAAATAACATGCATAACGCGCAATATTTGGAGGATATATGCAATCACCATTACGAAATGTGCGTAAGGCGCATTGTTTCACTTTGCAGCATGTTGCTGCGGGTGTTCAAGTCAATCCAGCGACGTTGAGTCGTATTGAGAGGCTGGAGCAGATTCCATCTATCGAGCTTGCAGAACGTTTAGCCAATTTTTTTAAGGGTGAAATCAGCGAAATGCAGATTCTTTATCCGGCACGTTTTCAATCTAGCCAAAACCAGAATGGGTTTAAACCACAGGAACAGGAGGTGAACCGTGGGTAAGCATCACTGGAAAGTAGAAAAACAGCCTGAGTGGTACGTGAAAGCTGTCAGAAAAACTATCGCAGCGTTGCCGGGGGGTTACGCTGAAGCAGCTGACTGGCTGGATGTAACAGAAAACGCTTTATTCAACCGCCTTCGTGCAGATGGCGATCAGATTTTCCCGCTGGGATGGGCAATGGTTTTACAGCGTGCTGGTGGCACTCACTTCATTGCTGATGCTGTGGCGCAGTCTGCAAATGGCGTCTTTGTGTCGCTTCCTGACGTCGAGGATGTGGACAACGCCGATATTAACCAGCGTCTGCTGGAAGTCATTGAACAGATCGGCAGTTATTCAAAACAGATTCGTTCAGCAATCGAAGACGGTGTAGTGGAACCGCATGAGAAGACAGCAATTAACGACGAGCTGTATCTCTCAATTTCGAAGCTGCAGGAGCATGCAGCACTTGTCTACAAAATTTTTTGCATTTCAGAAAGTAATGACGCCCGCGAGTGTGCAGCTCCGGGCGTCGTGGCGTCGATTGCTTCTGGTTGTGGAGAAACTAACGCATGAACAGTTTAACAACACACTACCGTCGCTCGCAACTGATTGCGCTTCCTGTACCGGGTGGAAAAGCGAAGGTGGAATATTGCTATGCAGTGAATGTACCAGGTGACAGGGAAATTGTAACCCACAGCTTTGCAGAGTGGGCTGTGGGTGATTTCAACCGGCAGAAGGAGACAGTCCTTTGCGACAAGTTAACCGCTGGTTCAAAGATCACTACGGAGTGCCCGTCAGAGTCATTCGTTGGGAGCCGGAAACACAACGGGTTATCTACCTCCGCGAAGGTTATGAGCATGAATGCTTCAGTCCGCTCGAACAGTTTCGTCGTAAATTTAGGGAAATAGAGGTCGGTCATGAGTACTAAATTAACCGGCTATGTATGGGATGGTTGCGCTGCATCAGGCATGAAGTTATCCAGCGTGGCAATTATGGCCCGCCTGGCTGATTTCAGTAATGACGAAGGTGTGTGCTGGCCATCAATTGAAACCATTGCCCGTCAGATTGGCGCGGGGATGAGTACCGTCAGAACGGCTATCGCACGGCTGGAAGCAGAAGGCTGGTTAACGCGTAAGGCGCGTCGCCAGGGTAACCGCAATGCGTCGAATGTTTATCAGCTTAACGTTGCGAAGCTTGAGGCAGCGGCATTTTCTCAACTGTCAGATACTGACCCGTCAAAATCTGACGCATCAAAATCTGACCCGTCAAAATTTGATGCGTCGAAATCTGGCAAAAAAGCGGGTTTTCACCCGTCAGAATCTGGCGGGGATCCGTCAGTAAAATCAAAACATGATCCGTCAGATAAAAAAACTTCTCGTCCGGACGCTTCGCAACCGGACACGCAGACGGCTGAACAGGAGTTTTTAACTCGCCATCCTGATGCGGTTGTATTCAGCCCTAAAAAGCGCCAGTGGGGAACGCAGGATGATTTGACCTGCGCACAGTGGCTCTGGAAAAAAATCACCGCCCTGTACGAGCAGGCCGCCGAATGTGACGGCGAGGTGGTTCGTCCCAAAGAACCGAACTGGACAGCCTGGGCAAACGAAATTCGCCTGATGTGTGTGCAGGATGGTCGTACTCACAAACAAATCTGCGAGATGTACAGCCGCGTCAGCCGCGATCCGTTCTGGTGCCGTAACGTGCTCAGCCCGTCGAAGTTGCGGGAAAAATGGGATGAGCTTTCCCTGCGCTTATCGCCGTCCGTCAGCACGTACACCGAAAAACGTGAAGACCCGTACTTCAAAGCCAGTTACGACAACGTGGACTACAGCCAGATCCCGGCAGGATTCAGGGGGTGATCATGAGTCTGTTAAATGACGTTCAGAAATTCATTGAAGCCCATCCGGGGTGTACTTCCGGAGACATTGCAGATGCTTTTGCTGGTTACTCACGGCAGCGCGTTTTGCAGTCAGCAAGCAAGTTACGTCAGAGTGGGCGTGTGGCTCACCGTTGTGAAGGGGATACACGCAGACATTTCCCGCGCCTGACTGAGAGAGCGCAGGAGCCGGAACCACAACCAGTTCGTGAAACCAGACCTGTGCGCAATTTCTATGTCGGCACTAACGACCCCCGGGTGATTTTGTGCCTGACCCGCCAGGCGGAAGAACTGGAGTCCAGGGGCTTATTCCGTCGAGCTGCAACGGTGTGGATGGAGGCATTCCGTGAAAGCCACTCCCAGCCAGAACGAAACAATTTTCTGGCGCATCGAGAGCGGTGCTTACGGAAAAGCAGCAAGCGCGCTGCATCGGGTGAAGAGTGGTATCTGTCAGGGAATTACGTGGGGGCTTAATGAGTAATAAATATTGCCAGGCGCTGGTGGAGCTGCGGAACAAACCAGCCCATGAACTGAAGGAAGTGGGCGATCAGTGGCGCACGCCGGACAACATTTTCTGGGGAATTAACACCCTGTTTGGCCCGTTTGTTCTGGATCTGTTCACTGATGGTGATAACGCCAAATGTGCCGCTTATTACACTGCGGAAGACAACGCGCTGGCGCATGACTGGTCAGAACGTCTTGTGGAGCTTAAAGGTGCTGCCTTTGGTAATCCCCCGTACAGCCGCGCCAGTCAGCATGAGGGGCAATACATCACCGGCATGCGTTACATCATGAAACATGCCAGTGCCATGCGTGATAAAGGCGGGCGCTATGTTTTCCTGATCAAAGCTGCCACCAGCGAAGTTTGGTGGCCGGAAGATGCAGACCATATTGCTTTTATTCGCGGGCGTATTGGTTTTGAACTGCCAGCCTGGTTTATCCCGAAGGATGAGAAGCAGGTGCCGACAGGAGCTTTCTTCGCTGGTGCTATTGCTGTTTTCGACAAGACCTGGAAGGGACCGGCAATCAGCTACATCGGGCGCGATGAACTTGAGGCATGTGGTGAGGCCTTTCTGGCGCAGGTTCGCCAGCAGGCAGAAAAACTGGTCAGGGAGATGGTGGCATGACGACGTTAACTCAATGCCAGCAGCAGGTGCTGGATATGCTGATTTCTTATCAGAAAGAACGTGGCTTCCCGCCAACCAATCAGGAGGTGGCAACCATGCTGGGATTCCGTTCAGTGAATGCAGCGGTAGAACATCTTCGCGCACTGGAGAAAAAAGGCGTCATCACGATAAAGCGTGGCGTGGCCCGGGGCATCACGCTTCATACCGCGGTGAAGGACGACGACAGCGAGGCGGTCGGGATTATCCGCTCACTGCTTGTCGGTGAGGAAAACGCCAGGCTGCGTGCAGCCCACTGGTTACATGAGAGGGGCCTGAAAGTATGAAGCTGATCCTGCCTTTCCCGCCCAGCGTGAACACGTACTGGCGACACCCCAACAAAGGGGCGTTTGCAGGTAAGAGCCTGATAAGCGCGGCGGGGCGCAAATTCCAGAGCGCGGCGTGTGCAGCAATAGTTGAGCAGTTACGTCGTCTGCCAAAACCAACGTCGGCACCTGCTTCAGTGGAGATCGTGTTGTTTCCTCCGGATAACCGGATCCGCGATCTGGACAACTATAACAAGGCGCTGTTTGACGCCCTGACCCACGCGGGTGTGTGGGAAGACGACAGTCAGGTGAAAAGAATGCTGGTGGAGTGGGGACCGGTTATCCCGGAAGGGAAGGTCGAGATCACTATCAGTAAGTACGAGAAAACGGCGGGTGCAGCCGCCTGATTAAGAGGAGAAACGAAGAATGAATAATCTGATGGTCATTGATGGTATTGAAGTTCGTCGTGATGCTTATGGTCGTTACAGCCTGAACGATCTGCACAGGGCTGCCGGTTCTCTGGATAAGCATAAGCCTGCATTCTGGCTCCGCAATGAGCAAACTGAACGTTTAATAAGCGAGTTGCAGATTTGCAACTCGGTCAATATAGAGCCAGTTAACGTTATTCGTGGCGGAAATAACCAGGGGACGTATGTCTGCAAAGAACTGGTGTATGCCTATGCAATGTGGATCAGCCCGTCATTCCATCTGAAGGTGATCCGTACTTTCGACATGGTAACCAGCGCACCTGAAAAATTATCCGGACAGGCTGCTGACAAGATGCAGGCTGGCGTGATTCTGCTGGACTTTATGCGCCGGGAATTAAACCTGTCTAACTCATCAGTGCTTGGTGCCTGTCAGAAACTCCAGGAGGCTGTTGGCTTACCGAATCTGGCACCGCGCTATGCCATTGATGCTCCTGCTGACGCGCCTGATGGCTCAAGCCGCCCCACGCTGTCACTGAGTGCACTGCTGAAGCAGTATGGTATCCGCCTGACAGCTAATCAGGCATATCACCAGATGGCGAAGCTGGGGATCGTTGAACAACGTGAACGATACAGCCGCACTGCGATTAACAACATCAAAAAATTCTGGTCGCTGACGGCGAAAGGCTGCATGTTCGGCAAAAACATCACCAGTCCCGCAAATCCGCGCGAGACGCAGCCGCATTTCTTCGAATCCCGATTCCCTGAGCTGTTAAAGCTGCTCGATACCGTTCATTGAGGTGACCGTGAGAGCACTACTGACCCCTGAAATTGCCCCGCGTATGGGGATCGTATTGTTCAGGCCAGGTTCAGAGCTGATGCCCCTGTTTATGCAGGGGCGTGTCCTGCTGGAGCCTGAGCCGGAACGTTACTCATCTTTCGCCAGTGGTGCCGTTCCGGCGGCATCACAACCGCTGGCGGATGATCCTGCCGTTCGGGCCGTGTTCCGCAATGAGGCAGTGATCCGTCGTGCTGGTGGCGTGGAATGTCTTGAAAGCTGGTTACTTCGTGAAAAAGGCTGCCAGTGGCCTCATTCCGACTGGCACAGCGAGAACATGACCACAATGCGACACGCTCCGGGCGCAATCCGTCTGTGCTGGCACTGCGATAACCAGCTGCGCGATCAGTTCACGGAACGGCTGGAATCAATGGCAACGGATAACTGTGCCCGCTGGGTGTTGTCTGTTGTGCGTCGGGATCTCGGTTTTGATGACAGTCACGTTGTGACAATGCCGGAACTGTGCTGGTGGTTGATTCGTAATGATCTGGCGGATGCCTTACCGGAAAGTGCAGCCCGTAAGGCACTGAGATTACCGAAGCCTGTTGTGCCATCTGTCACCCGGGAAAGTGACCTTGTGCCTTCGGTTCCTGCCACCAGCATCATCCAGGATAAAGCGAAAAAGGTGCTGGCGCTGAAAGTGGATCCGGAGTCGCCGGAGTCTTTTATGTTACGCCCAAAACGTCGCCGCTGGGTTAATGAAAAGTACACGCGCTGGGTTAAGACGCAGCCGTGTGCATGTTGTGGAAAGCCTGCTGATGATCCCCACCATCTGATAGGCCACGGTCAGGGGGGAATGGGTACAAAAGCGCATGATCTCTTTGTGTTGCCTTTGTGCAGAAAGCATCACGACGAGCTGCATGCGGATACCGTGGTATTTGAAGAGAAGTATGGCTCCCAACTGGAGCTGATATTTCGTTTTATCGATCGTGCGCTGGCAATTGGCGTGCTGGCCTGATTTTGTGGAGAAGGTTGATGCGTGATATGTATGAAGTATTGGAGCGCTGGGGAGCATGGGCTACAGCAGATAATAGTGGCGTGGACTGGCAGCCGATAGCAGCAGGCTTCAAGGGGCTTTTACCTCATGGCAAAAAGTCCCGGATTCAGTGTGATGATGATGAGGGGCTCATGATCGATGGGTGCGTAGCTAGATTAAGAAAGTACAAACCAGAAGAGTATGAACTTATCGTTGCCCATTTTGTTATAGGAGTATCAATACGTACCATTGCAAAGAAAAGGAAATGTTCAGATGGGACTGTCAGAAAAGAATTGCAAGCCGCAATTGGATTTGTGGAAGGCGTATTTAGTATTTTAAATATGTAAGGGGCGGTGCCCCTTATAAGCAAACAGCAGCGTAATGTGTTTCAACCTTAGGACTAGACGTTAAGCAATTACTAACAGCAACTATTCCAAATTTATTGTTATTATTTGAAAATGAAACTGAACTTTTCATCTTCGCTAATATGCTCCGTGCTTCAGCAATCGCAGGTGATTTTTCTTGAGCGTTATCACTTTTAGGCATCGATGTACAGTATAATGCTGATGATTTTGATTTGTAGAGGTCGATCATATCCTGCCGTGGTAGTGATGATTTATCATAAGTGGTTAAAATCGAAATAGGGTCTTTTTTGATTAGCTTGTTCCATGTTTCCTCATGAAAGCCTGTTTGGGAACCGTGGTGTGGAAGTTTGAAAATACCTGCTAAGTTTGGTTCTGGACGATTTATTGCATTGCAAACGGAATTCCATCCAGTGTTTTTACTAACTTCTAAATCTGCGCCTAATAATACTTCATTATTTTCTGATGTTGGAGAGCATATTCTGATTACAACGCAGTAGTGATTAGGATTAACTAATTTAGCAGACATGGCTATTTCGCTAAAATTTGATGATAATTTTGTAGAGTTTGCGAATTCAAGATCAGAGTTTGTTATATCCATATCAGAAGGCGATAACGAATGTACTTGAATATTCTCGCTGCTTTTGAATAGTATGCAGTCTTTTTTTGCATGGACAAGACGATCATTTTTGTGCAAATCATAGAATAAAGACATGACCTTGTTTATTTCTTTAGTTTTTGCCATATCCTCACCATTAACACTTAGTGCATTAATATATCCTCTAAATTCAGATGTGTTCAATGCTGCGCTAATTACAACTTTTGCATTTTTGCAACTATTAATAATTTCGGCTATCCCTTTAATATGATCATCGTGAAAATGACTAATGACTATCAGTTTTACTTCATCTTGTGGATTAACACCTTTTTCTTTCAGATAATCTAATGCTGCGGGGCGTTTATTATCATTTAAACAGGAATCAATAATCATCCATTCATTTAACCCAAGACGAACGACAATTGATTCGCCAATACCTTTACCAAAAACAATTGTTTCACAGATAGAGTTTTGAACAGTAGGCACCTGCATTCACCGTATTGCGTAATTTCTAATTATTGTTTAAAAATTCTTCTTAGGCGAAATTCGGATACTCTTTTTTCTTGTCCAAATAAAGTTTTTTCCATACCAACATACCAATAAAAAATAGCGTTTTCGACAAGTTTTTGTTGATCGCTTTTACTAAATTCATCTGAAGAGAACGTTATCTCATCAATGAATTCATGAGAGTTTATATCATATACTCTAGCATGTATTTCTTTATTTGATTTCATATTGACAATTTTGTCAATTATACCATAAGTATCTAATGCCTTTTCAAGAAAAGTTATTTTTTCTTTAAGTCTTGCCTTGAGTTTTTTATGCTGAGTTCTATTTTTCACTCCTTTTTGTGTAGATGGGAATGGTTGCGGAGTAGGTATTTCAATTATATTTGTTGAATATTTTGAGCTGCAAGTTTCTTGCTGCTGTTCAAATGTTTCAGAATAATTTTCAAAACCTGTCTTAATTATACAGGAAAGAGTTATGTTGTGGGTCTTTACAAATGTTTCAATGTTTTTTTCTTTTTTTGTTACGCAACGTGTATTACTAAGGCTGGAAGAATTTTCAGGATAGGTTAATATATTCATGATAGAATCCGCTTAAACATTTGTTCATGGCTGAGGATATCATTCTTAATTGCTGCGGAAATATGTTTTTGAATTATATTTGGGAGTAATTGAGTGAATGCAACAGCGTCACGAATATCTTTCAAAGCTAGATCGTGATTGTATTGAACGTTTAAACCAAATACATCTGGACTAACTTTTCTATACGAAGCATAAGAGACATTGATAGCCTCTTTGTAAATTGATTTATCTTCCTTGTTAGAGTTTTCTATTGCAATGACTAAATTTCTCATCCCATAATGATATTCAACTTCATCCTGAAGTATTTCTGATTTATTGTGTTCTTGCCAATAAATTTTGGGGACTAATGCATCTCCTAACTGATTCCAGTTGGTTTCATTATTAAAATGATAATCAAAAAGGGTGTTTATTCCAACAGCTTGTGTCTCAGAATGAGGAAACATAGAAAATATTGATGACACTAAGTCTGCCAAGGAATTTTCAAGCCCTGTTTTTTTCAGTTGAAATACTACTTTTGTTGGTATGCACGTAATCTCAATCCAACCGTAATCTGTTGTTATTGAATCACCATCAAAAGTTGTGTTTGAATTTGCTATATCTTCCTCTCTTAGCAAATCGTATCTTCTAAACCATTCAGATGAAAACATCAATGGAGTAATGATGTTAGAGATCCATACAACATTAATCGTATGCTTAATAAGTTTGAAAGTCATAAATTGTTCTTGGCCCTCAGAATGAAAACCTAAGTGCATTTAGGCATAGCTACCGCACGACTGTTTTTAATAAAACAATCCGATTGATAGCTATAACCTATTGATGTCTAACGTTATAGTGCATAAGAAACATAGCAAAAATCTAACGCGTACGCAAAAATTCTTGTAATCTGTTAAGAGTGGTTACTTTGCCACGCAGATTAACCCCGCCGATGAGCGGGTTTTGTTGTTTCTAGGCCTGGGTGTTCGTTGGGGTTGGTCTATCCCGTAGTTACCTGTGGCTCGGCTTCTTTTACGTTTCCGCTTCTGATTTGCGGTTCGTGGTACTCCCTCAATTTGCACCTCCTGTATCGGCGAGGTGAGAGATAACTACAAATGCCTCATAACCCAAATACCTGGCTGGAGTTGGTCCAGAGCTGGTGGCGTGGAGACACACCGCTGGGCGCAGTGATTATGTCGATTGTTATGGCTGGTTTACGTATTGCCTATTTTGGCGGTGGTGGCGGCTGGAAGCGAAAAGCACTCGAAATTCTACTCTGTGGCGCTCTGACGCTGACTTTTGCATCCGCTCTTGAGTATGTCGGATGGCCTAAATCACTATCTGTTGCCATTGGTGGTGGCGTTGGGTTGATCGGTGTCGATGCTATTCGTGGGGCTGCAATGAGAGTAATCGGTAATAAGTTTGGTGGCTCTAAGGAGTAATTTATGCAGGTACTAAATTCCCAGCGTAAAGCTTTCCTCGATATGGTGGCATGGTCAGAAGGAACGGATAACGGGCGACAACCGACACGTAACCACGGTTATGATATTATTGTTGGTGGTGAACTCTTCACTGATTACTCCGATCACCCTCGCAAGCTTGTCACGCTAAACCCGAAACTCAAATCAACAGCTGCAGGCCGTTATCAACTTCTTTCGCGCTGGTGGGATGCTTACCGCAAGCAGTTAGGGCTGACAGACTTCTCTCCTAAAAGCTAGGATGCTGTTGCATTACAGCAGATTAAAGAGCGTGGCGCTTTACCGATGATTGATCGCGGCGATATTCGTCAGGCTATCGATCGTTGCAGCAATATCTGGGCGTCGTTACCTGGTGCAGGTTACGGTCAGTATGAACATAAAATCGGTGACCTGATTTCCCGGTTTAAAGAGGCTGGTGGGGTGGTAAATGAAGTTGAGCTATAAGCTGGTTATCGCTGCATTCTTCTTTACTGTCATCGGTTCTTTCATCTGGTCTGCCAACCACTACTACAGCAAATATCAGCACGAAAAGAAACGTGCTGATGAGGCTGTACAAAATGCTGAATCTGCAACAGCCATTACCCGTAACGTCCTGCAATCACTGCAAATCGTCAATACAGTTATAGAGGTTAACCAGCATGCAAAACAGCAGATCGCACTGGAGTCACAGAGAACCCAGAAAGATATCAAAGTGGCTGTTGCGGATGATGATTGTGCTGCACGCCTTGTGCCTGCTGCCGCTGCTGAGCGGTTGCGGAAGTACGCGGACAGTTTACGTACAAGTTCCGGCAGTACCACTCCCGACGAATCTGATCGCTGAAACCTCGCAACCAGTTATTCCTGAGCCGCTGACTTTTGAGGGCAGCCTAGATTTGAACGTTAGTCTGTTATCGGCGTTGGGTCAATGTAACCTTGACAAGGCTAGCATCAGACAGATTGAACAATCACGATTCTCACAATAGCGAGTTTTTATCATAAGAAAGGTGCTTTTCACTAAATCCCTGCATTTGAAGCTGAAGATGGAAAGAAACGCTACTGGGTATACTACTACTGGTCGCTTATTCTGAATCAGAAGAGAACGGCGTCCTTCAGCTCGAAGAGTCGGTTATAAACAGGCACTTTGGGTGCCTGTTAATGATTAGTCCTGCATGAATCTCTCTCTTTCTATTTCATAACCGTCGCTTTCTTCTCGGCAGTTTTGACATAAGAGATCTCCATAGTAACCTTGTAAGTTATAAGCTTCTTCTAGCTCATAGCCAGAGATAACCTTAGAGCAACCGTTATGGTGCCCGCCTGGATTTCTAACACCACCACATGGGTGAGAAAGGAAAGGTTGCAATACCCTCTTTTGCGGTGCAGAAAGACTATCAAATCCTTTGGTTACAGCTAACTTAGCGATTCCACTAACTTTGCCATCTTCATGATAAAATGCGTCACAATTAAGCATTGTATTGAGTAATGATTCTACTTCGTCAGACACTGGAAATACCTCTCTATAAACAAAAGTAATAGCTATCACACAAAGCTTAAGCACATAAACTAAAATAAATCAAAATGTTAATGATAATCGTATAGTAAAAAGAAAAGGCTGAAGTAGCCGAGAGGTAGCAATAGCAGGTTAAGGCAGGCACTTAGTAAGTGCCTGCCACTGGTTAGTAACAAGATGGTGTATTGTTGAATCTGTAAGAGAGGCGAACTATTTCAGAAACCCCTTTTCGGTTTAACAATCGCCTTATATTCTCTGGATTTTTGTAAATAAAAGGATTCCTTAGATCCTCGAACACTCCTCCTGCAATGCAAATCAAATATTCCAGATCTTCTTGTGTTGGTAAGGTTGAAAGTTTGTTATTTGCATTATTCATTTTACAGCTCCTAATTATTGCCGTTATTGGCGTGGTGCATGATAGGAAGTTTGTGATTTTTAACGGTAGCTGGGGCAAGCTTTTTGTGAATCCTATGCACATCATCAAATCGAGTTTTTCAATGCCACAACGAACCCCAAAAGCCTGCCGTGTTCGCGGCTGCCGCCATACCACTACTGACCCGTCAGGCTACTGCGAAAGCCACAAAAGCGAAGGCTGGAAGCAATACAAGCCAGGCCAGTCCCGACACCAGCGCGGTTATGGTTCGAAATGGGATGTTATCCGTGAACGTGTGCTCAAGCGTGACAAAGGCCTGTGCCAGTTGTGCCTGCGTGCTGGTGTGGTGCGCGAGGCGAAAACCGTTGACCACATCATCCCTAAAGCGCATGGCGGCACTGATGCCGACTGTAATCTGCAGAGTCTGTGCTGGCCGTGTCATAAGGCGAAGACGGCCCGTGAACGGTTGAAGTGATAATAATTCTCAACTGCCTGAGGGGAGGGGCGGGTCAAATCCCTGCGGCCTGATGTCTTCCGGACTGCCCGCCCCATCGTTTTTTTATACCCGCGAAAAATGAAATTTAACCAGGAGTGCCGCATATGGCTGGAACGGCGGGGCGTTCCGGGCGTCGCCCCAAGCCAACGGCGCGCAAGGCGCTGGCCGGAAACCCCGGCAAGCGAGCCCTGAATAAAGATGAACCTGTTTTTACGCCCATCAAAGGTGTTGAGCCACCGGAGTGGTTCGCTGAAGAAGATCTCCCTCTCGCCACGATCATGTGGCAACTGACAACCAAAGAACTCTGCGGTCAGGGCCTGCTGTGCGTGACTGACCTCGCGGTGCTTGAGCGGTGGTGCGTGGCCTACGAGTTCTGGCGGCGTGCCGTGAAAAATATTGCCAGACAGGGCAACACCATCACCGGTGCAATGGGTGGCATGGTCAAAAATCCGGAGCTGACCGCCAAGAAAGAACAGGAGTCCGAGATGAGCAGCACGGGGGCAATGCTCGGACTCGACCCCAGCAGCCGCCAGCGTCTGATTGGCCTGGCGGGGCAGAAGAAAGCCACTAACCCGTTTCTGAAAATCATCGAATCATGAGCCGGAAATCTTACCCCAACGTAAATGCTGCCAATCAGTATGCCCGTGATGTCGTGCGCGGAAAGATTGTGGCCTGCCAGTTTGTGATTCAGGCCTGCCAGCGCCATCTTGATGACCTGATGGCGGAAAAAAGTAAGTCGTTTCGTTACCGCTTCGACAAGGACCTGGCTGAACGGGCCGCGAAATTTATTCAGCTGTTGCCACACACCAAGGGGGAGTGGGCATTCAAGAGGATGCCCATCACGCTGGAACCGTGGCAGCTCTTTGTGATCTGCTGTGCGTTTGGCTGGGTCAATAAAGGCTCCCGGCTGCGCCGCTTCAGGGAGGTGTATACCGAAATCCCCCGTAAGAACGGCAAATCGGCAATCTCTGCCGGTGTTGCCCTGTATTGTTTTGCCTGTGATAACGAGTTTGGCGCGGAAGTGTATTCCGGTGCCACGACAGAGAAACAGGCGTGGGAAGTCTTTCGCCCGGCGCGACTGATGTGTAAACGCACACCCATGCTGACGGAAGCGTTCGGGATTGAGGTTAACGCCTCAAACATGAACCGTCCGGAGGATGGCGCGCGGTTTGAACCGCTGATCGGTAACCCCGGTGATGGTTCATCACCCCACTGTGCCGTGGTGGATGAATATCACGAGCACGCCACCGATGCGCTTTATACCACGATGCTTACCGGGATGGGCGCGCGACGTCAGCCACTGATGTGGGCCATCACCACCGCCGGGTACAACATTGAGGGGCCGTGCTACGATAAGCGGCGGGAAGTTATCGAGATGCTCAACGGTTCGGTACCCAACGATGAACTGTTCGGGATCATCTATACCGTTGACGAAGGCGATGACTGGACCGACCCGCAGGTGCTGGAAAAAGCCAATCCAAATATTGGCGTGTCGGTTTATCGCGAATTTTTGTTAAGTCAGCAGCAGCGTGCGAAAAATAACGCCCGTCTGGCAAACGTCTTTAAAACAAAACACCTCAATATCTGGGTGTCGGCGCGTTCGGCGTATTTCAACCTGGTGAGCTGGCAGAGCTGCGAGGATAAATCACTGACCCTTGAGCAGTTCGAGGGGCAGCCGTGCATTCTGGCCTTTGACCTGGCGCGTAAGCTGGATATGAACAGCATGGCGCGACTTTATACCCGCGAGATTGACGGTAAAACGCATTACTACAGTGTGGCTCCGCGCTTCTGGGTACCGTATGACACGGTGTACAGCGTCGAGAAAAATGAAGATCGCCGGACAGCCGAACGCTTTCAGAAATGGGTGGAAATGGGCGTTCTGACCGTTACCGATGGTGCGGAGGTGGATTATCGCTACATCCTCGAGGAGGCCAAAGCGGCGAACAAAATCAGCCCGGTCAGTGAGTCACCCATCGACCCCTTCGGGGCGACCGGGTTGTCACATGACCTTGCTGATGAAGACCTGAATCCCGTCACTATCATTCAGAACTACACCAACATGTCCGACCCGATGAAAGAGCTGGAAGCGGCAATTGAATCGGGGCGCTTTCATCATGATGGCAATCCCATCATGACCTGGTGTATCGGCAATGTGGTCGGCAAAACCATTCCGGGTAACGATGATGTGGTGAAACCCGTCAAAGAGCAGGCGGAAAACAAAATTGACGGTGCAGTTGCGCTGATTATGGCGGTTGGCAGAGCCATGCTGTACGAGAAAGAAGACACGCTGTCTGACCACATTGAGTCCTATGGGATCCGCTCGCTTTAACTGAGGTAATTATGATCATGCTGATTCTCGCGCCTCTGGTGGGCGTGCTGGGGGCGCTTTTGCTGGCGTATGGTGCCTGGCTGATTTATCCCCCGGCGGGGTTTGTTGTTGCCGGGGCGTTGTGCCTGTTCTGGTCGTGGCTGGTAGCGCGATATCTCGATCGTACACAGCTGTCTGTTGGTGGAGGTAAATAGTGTTCTTTTCGGGATTATTTCAACGAAAAAGTGACGCACCGGTGACCACGCCAGCAGAGCTGGCGGATGCCATCGGGTTGTCCTACGACACCTATACCGGAAAGCAGATCAGCAGTCAGCGGGCCATGCGACTGACGGCGGTTTTTTCCTGCGTCAGGGTGCTGGCGGAGTCGGTCGGGATGTTGCCCTGCAACCTGTATCACCTGAATGGCAGTCTGAAGCAGAGAGCCACTGGCGAACGTCTGCATAAGCTGATCTCCTCGCATCCTAATGGCTATATGACGCCGCAGGAGTTCTGGGAGCTGGTGGTCACCTGTCTGTGCCTGCGGGGCAACTTTTACGCCTACAAAGTGAAAGCATTTGGCGAAGTGGCTGAACTGCTGCCCGTCGATCCCGGCTGTGTGGTACCGAAGCTTAACAGTAGCTGGGAGCCGGTCTATCAGGTCACATTCCCGGACGGCTCAACGGATGTGCTGACCCAGGAGGATATCTGGCATGTGCGCACGCTGACGCTGGACGGTCTGGTGGGACTGAATCCCATCGCCTATGCCCGCGAGGCAATATCGCTGGCAGCAGCGACTGAAGAACACGGTGCCAGACTGTTCAGCAATGGCGCGGTGACGTCCGGTGTGTTGCGTACAGAACAGATGCTGTCGGATCAGGCTTATGAGCGCCTGAAGAAAGATTTTGAGGAGCGTCACACCGGGCTTGGCAATGCTCATCGCCCGATGATCCTTGAGATGGGGCTGGACTGGAAGTCGATGGCATTGAACGCCGAGGACAGCCAGTTCCTGGAAACCCGCAAGTTTCAGCTTGAAGAAATCTGTCGTCTGTTCCGGGTGCCATTGCATATGGTGCAGAACACCGATCGCGCCACCTTCAACAATATCGAAGAGCTGGGGCTGGGATTTATCAACTATTCACTGGTGCCGTATCTGACCCGCATTGAGCAGCGGATCAACACCGGACTGGTACGAAAAAGTAAGCAGGGCATTTATTACGCCAAATTTAACGCCGGGGCGTTACTGCGCGGGGATATGAAGTCCCGTTTTGAAGCCTACGCCACCGGGATCAACTGGGGAATTTACTCTCCCAATGACTGCCGCGACCTGGAAGATATGAATCCGCGTCCCGGTGGGGATGTCTATCTCACACCGATGAACATGACCACGAAACCCTCCGATGGCAGTAAAGCCGGTAAGCAGAAGGATAACGCCAATGCAGACGAAACAACGTCTTGATGTACCGCTGAGTCTGAAATCTGTCAGTGACTCCGGTGAGTTTGAAGGGTATGGCTCCGTCTTTGGTGTAAAGGACAGCCACGATGATGTGGTGATGTCCGGGGCATTTGCTGCTTCCCTGCGGGCGTGGAGTGACAGAAAAGCGTTACCTGCGCTGCTCTGGCAGCACCGCATGGATGAACCCATCGGTGTTTATACCGAAATGAAGGAAGACGATGTCGGGCTTTACGTCAGGGGACGGTTGCTCATTGATGATGATCCCCTCGCAAAACGCGCACATGCACACATGAAGGCCGGTTCGTTAACCGGCCTTTCTATTGGGTACGTCCTGAAAGACTGGGAATACGACCGGACGAAAGAAGCCTTTCTGCTGAAAGAAATCGACCTCTGGGAAGTCAGTCTGGTGACGTTTCCGTCTAACGACGAGGCGCGGATCAGCGACGTCAAGAACGCGCTGGCCCGCGGGGAAATCCCCGAACAGAAAAAAATCGAAAGAGTCCTGCGTGATGTCGGACTCTCCCGTACCCAGGCCAAAGCATTCATGGCCGGGGGCTATGGCGCACTGTCCCTGCGCGACGCTGAGGATGTGGGCTCTGCACTGAATGCACTGAAAAATCTGAACTTCTAATCAGGAGAAATACGATGGCGGTAGATATTAAAGATGTCGAACAGGTCGCGCAGGAGCTGCAGCAGAAGTTTGACGACTTCAAAGCAAAGAACGACAAGCGCGTGGATGCGATTGAGCAGGAAAAAGGCAAGCTTGCCGGGCAGGTGGAAACCCTGAACGGAAAACTCAGCGAGCTGGAAAATCTCAAAAGCGACCTTGAAAAAGAGCTGCTTGAGCTGAAACGTCCGGCAGGTGGTGCGCAAAATAAACTGGCCACCGAGCATAAAGAAGCGTTTGTGGGCTTCCTGCGTAAAGGCCGTGAAGATGGTCTGCGCGATCTGGAGCGCAAGGCATTACAGGTGGGCACCGATGAAGACGGTGGCTATGCCGTGCCGGAAGCGCTGGATCGCAACATTCTGACCCTGCTGAAAGATGAAGTGGTGATGCGCCAGGAAGCTACGGTGATCACCGTTGGTGGTTCCGACTACAAAAAACTGGTGAATCTGGGCGGCACGGCTTCCGGATGGGTTGGCGAGACTGACGCGCGCTCCCAGACTGTCACCTCAAAACTGGGGCTGATTGAACCTTTCATGGGGGAAATCTACGGTAACCCACAGGCCACCCAGAAAATGCTGGATGATGCCTTTTTCAACGTGGAGGCCTGGATCAACAGCGAGCTGGCAACCGAATTTGCCGAACAGGAAGAAATTGCCTTTACCACCGGCGATGGTACCAAGAAGCCGAAAGGGTTCCTGGCGTATGAATCCACTGATGAAACCGATAAGGTCCGGGCGTTCGGCAAACTTCAGCATATTGTATCCGGCGAAGCGACGGGGGTGACCGCAGACGCCATTATCAAACTGATTTACACGCTGCGAAAGGCACACCGCACCGGCGCGAAGTTCATGATGAATAACAACAGCCTGTTTGCCATCCGTTTGCTGAAAGACACCGAGGGTAACTATCTGTGGCGTCCGGGGCTGGAACTGGGGCAGCCGTCCTCTCTGGCGGGTTACGGTATCGCTGAAAACGAACAGATGCCGGATATCGCCGCTGATGCGAAAGCCATTGCATTTGGTAACTTCAAACGGGGTTACACCATCGTTGACCGTATCGGCACCCGCATTCTGCGCGACCCGTACACCAATAAACCGTTTGTCGGTTTTTATACCACCAAGCGCACCGGCGGGATGCTGGTCGATTCGCAGGCCATCAAACTGCTGAAGATTGCAGCGGCGTAATCACTCAGGGGCGCTGAACCGCGCCCCTGTTCTGAAGGGTGAAGAATCATGATCCTGAAACAAGATCTGAAATGGTCACCGGACGGTATGCGTGTTGAGGTCATTCGGGCTGGTGAGTATGACGACGGGGCGCTTCCTGCCCGGGTGCAGGAGATTGCACTTCAGGCCGGGTTAGCAGAGCGCGGAACCAGTGCAAAAAGCAGTAAAGCGACAAAAGAGAAAAAAGCCACGACCAGTAAAGAGGGCTGAGTATGCTTCTGACAATGGAAGAGATTAAAGCCCAACTCCGGCTGGATGAGGATTTCGATGCTGATGACCGCCATCTGCAACTGCTGGCCTGTGCGGCGCAAAAGCGGACGGAAACGTATCTGAACCGGAAGCTCTATGCACCGGATGAAACCATTCCGGACAGCGACCCGGACGGGCTACACCTGCCGGATGATATTCGTCTGGGGATGCTGATGCTTATCAGCCATTTTTACGAAAACCGCTCGTCGGTTACGGAAGTGGAGAAACTCGACATGCCGCAGAGTTTTGGCTGGCTTGTTGGCCCGTACAGGTACTTTCCGCAATGAAAATTCGTCAGGCGCAGACCAGCGCAACCTACATTCTGCCGGACCCCGGCGAACTGAATAAACGCGTCCTGATCCGCCAGCGGGTGGATATGCCCGCGGATAACTTTGGCGTGGAGCCTCAATACCCGGTTACGTTCCGGACATGGGCGAAGGTTGTCCAGACCAGTGCCACCACCTGGCAGGAAACCGCGCAGACCGGGGACGCCATCACCCATTACATCACCATTCGTTACCGCCGGGGGATCACCGCTGATTATGAGGTGGTCTGCGGTGACAGTGTGTACCGGGTGAAACGTCAGCGCGATCTGAACGGGGCGCGGCGCTTTCTGCTGCTGGAGTGTACGGAGCTGGGCGAATGTAGGCAGAGTCACGGAGGCAACAATGACGACTTCCTTTTTGCACGTTGATTTTCAGCAGCCCGCGGAGATGCGCTTTAACCGCGCCCGTGTCCGGCGGGCGTTTATCACGATTGGGCAGCGTCATATGCGTGATGCCCGTCGGCTGGTGATGCGCCGTGCGCGGTCGGCACCGGGTGAAAACCCCGGTTATCAGACCGGACGCCTGGCTCGTTCGATTGGTTACATGGTACCCAGAGCCAGTAAACATCGCCCTGGTTTTATGGCACGTATAGCCCCTAACCAGCGTAATGGAGAGGGAAACCGACGTATCACCGGTGATTTTTATCCGGCTTTTTTGTTCTATGGCGTGAGGCGAGGGGCAAAGCGTCGTCGCAGCCATCATCGTGGTGCATCCGGTGGCAGCGGCTGGCGACTGGCTCCACGTAATAACTTTATGGTGGAAACGCTTGAAAAGAACCGCAGCTGGACACGCTATTTTCTGGCGCGGGAATTGCGTAAATCACTGAAGCCGGAGCGACGACACAGATGAAACTGACGCCTGTTATTGCTGCACTGCGTGCCCGCTGTCCGTATTTTGAAAACCGGGTTGCAGGCGCGGCCCAGTTCAAAAATCTGCCGGAGGTCGGAAAGCTGAAACTCCCGGCGGCATATGTTGTACCGGGTGATGATTCTCCGGGAGAAAACAAAAGCCAGACCGACTACTGGCAGGAGCTGAAAGAGGGTTTCTCCGTGGTTGTCATACTGAGTAACGGGCGTGATGAGCGCGGTCAGTTTGCCTCGTATGATGTGGTGGACGATGTCCGGCAGATGCTCTTTAAGGCTCTGCTGGGCTGGAACCCGGAGGCGTGCGGTAACCCGATTACCTATGACGGCGGCACGCTGCTGGATCTGAATCGTCATGAGCTGATTTATCAGTTCGATTTTTCGGTCATCAGCGAGCTGACTGAAGACGATACCCGCCAGCAGGATGATCTGAACAGTCTGGATGAACTGCAAACGCTGGCGATTGATGTTGATTATCTCGATCCCGGTAACGGGCCTGACGGCGATATCGAACATCACACCGAAATAACCCTTCCTTCCTGAGAATCTTCATGTTTGTGAAACCTGTTAAAGGGCGGTCAGTGCCTGACCCTGCCCGCGGTGACCTTTTGCCCACCGAAGGGCGAAATGTTGACGAGAACAACTACTGGCTGCGCCGTGAAGCAGCGGGTGATATCCGGCGCGTGAATAAAAAGGTGAACACCGATGACGATAAGCTTTAACACCATTCCGTCGAATACGCTGGTTCCGCTGTTTTATGCGGAAATGGATAACCAGGCGGCGAATACTGCACAGGACAGCGGGGCATCGTTGCTGATTGGTCACGCCAATAACGGTGCAGAGATTGTTGCCAACAGTCTGGTGCTGATGCCGTCGGCAGACTATGCACGCCAGATTTGTGGTGCGGGAAGTCAGCTGGCGCGTATGGTCGAGGCTTATCGCCAGACCGACCCGTTTGGCGAGCTGTATGTGATTGCCGTTCCGGAAGCCACAGGCGCGGCGGCAACGGTTACGCTGACGGTGACCGGAGCAGCAACCGAAACCGGCACGGTGAATGTTTATGTGGGAAGTACCCGCGTGCAGGCACCGGTGACCAACGGCGATAACGTCACGACGATTGCCAGCAGTATCCAGGATGCCATCAATGCCGTTCCGGCCCTGCCGTTTACGGCCTCATCTTCGGCAGGCGTGGTCACACTGACCGCGCGTCATAAGGGGCTTTGCGGGAATGAAATTCCTGTCAGCCTCAATTACTACGGCTTTGGTGGGGGCGAAGTGCTGCCAGCGGGCGTACAGATTGCCGTGGCGACGGGGACCGCCGGAACGGGCGCTCCGGTTCTCACCGGTGCGGTGGCTGCAATGGCGGATGAGCCGTTTGATTATATCGGTCTGCCGTTCAACGACACGGCCTCCGTTAACACGCTGGTGACCGAGATGAACGATACCAGCGGTCGCTGGAGCTATGCGCGTCAGCTGTATGGTCATGTGTATACGGCAAAGATCGGCACGCTGTCAGAACTGGTGACCGCAGGTGACCAGTTTAACCAGCAGCACATCACCCTGGCGGGGTACGAAAAAGAGACCCAGACGCCTGCCGACGAGCTGGCGGCAAGCCGTACCGCCCGCGCAGCGGTGTTTATCCGCAACGATCCGGCACGTCCCACGCAGACCGGTGAGCTGGTGGGTATGCTGCCTGCGCCGAAGGGGAAACGGTTCACGATGACCGAACAGCAGACCCTGCTGTCTCATGGCGTGGCAACGGCGTATGTCGAAAGCGGGGTGCTGCGCATTCAGCGTGATGTCACCACGTACAGGAAAAACGCTTACGGGGTTGCGGATAACAGCTACCTCGACAGCGAGACGCTGCATACCAGTGCGTATGTACTGCGCAAACTGAAATCCGTCATTACCAGTAAGTACGGGCGTCACAAGCTTGCCAGCGACGGTACCCGCTTTGGTCCCGGTCAGGCGATTGTCACCCCGGCGGTGATCAAAGGGGAACTGCTGGCAACCTACCGTCAGCTTGAGCGTGCGGGGATCGTGGAAAACTACGAACTGTTTAAGCAGTACCTGGTTGTGGAGCGTGATGCCAGCGATCCGAACCGCCTGAACACGCTGTTCCCGCCTGACTATGTTAACCAGTTGCGTGTCTTTGCCGTGGTTAACCAGTTCCGTCTTCAGTATTCAGAGGAGTCTGCATAATGGCCCGTATCGGGGGAACCTGTTATTTCAAAATTGACGGTCAGCAGCTATCGCTGACCGGCGGCATTGAGGTGCCCATGAACAGGACGGTAAATGATGACATCATCGGCCTGGACGGTTCAGTGGACCGCAAGGAAACTCACCGTGCGCCTTATGTCAAAGGGACCTTCAAGGTGCCGAAGAATTTTCCGGTGAGCAAAATCACCTCGTCTGATGAGATGACCATCACTGCCGAGCTGGCAAACGGTCAGGTCTATGTACTGTCGTCTGCCTGGCTGCACGGCGAAGCGAACCATAATGCCGAAGAAGGCACGGTCGATCTTGAGTTCCACGGTGAAGAAGGGGATTACCAGTAATGAAAGAGCTTGAGTTAAAGAAACCGATTACCGCTCATGGCGAGACACTCTCCGTACTGGAGTTTGATGAGCCCACCGGGAAAGATGTCCGCGAGCTGGGGTATCCCTACCAGATGAATCAGGATGAGTCCGTCAGACTTCTGGCGCATGTGGTATCGAAATACATTGTGCGGCTGGCGAAAGTGCCGCAAAGCTCTGTCGACCAGATGTCTCCGGCAGACCTGAATGCAGCGGCGTGGCTTGTGGCTGGTTTTTTCCTCCAGGCCTGACGGCTGAATACCTTACTGATCGCTTCTTTGATTGCGCCAGCTACTGGCGCATTAATCCTTTCGAATTGCTGAATATGCCGATCAGTGAAATTCCCTTACTGGTCAGTCAGGCAAACAGGATAGAGCAGGAGAAACGCACACATGGCTGAATTTGAGCTTAAGGCGTTGATCACCGGTGTCGACAGGCTTTCTCCCGCGCTGTCGAAAATGCAAAAGAAAATCCGGGGATTTAAACGCCAGGCGGAAGAAGCGTCACAGGGTGGGCTGGCGCTTGGTGGCGGACTGGCAGCGGGTCTGACGCTTTCCCTGAAATCTTATGCCGATCAGGAAAACGCCGCCACCGGGCTGAAAGTCGCCATGATGGATGCGAACGGCGAGGTTGGAAAGAGCTTTCAGGACATCAATAAACTGGCTATTGGCCTGGGTAACCAGCTACCCGGTACAACGGCTGATTTCCAGAACATGATGCAGATGCTGGTGCGTCAGGGGATCCCGGCAGAAAACATTCTGGGTGGTGTGGGTAAAGCGACAGCTTATCTTGCGGTACAACTGAAAAAAACACCGGAAGCGGCTGCTGAGTTTGCTGCAAAGATGCAGGATGCTACCGGAACGGCGTCAGAAGACATGATGGGGCTGTTCGACACTATCCAGAAGGCGTTTTATCTGGGCGTTGACGATACCAACATGTTGTCCTTCTTCACTAAAACCAGTTCTGTTCTGAAGATGGTGAACAAGGACGGTCTTCAGGCTGCACAGAGCCTTGCCCCCATCAGCGTCATGATGGATCAGATGGGGATGAACGGGGAGTCGGCAGGTAATGCCCTGCGAAAAGTTATCCAGTCCGGATTAAGCGTTAAGAAAATCAGGGACGTTAATAAAGTTATGGCCCGCCAGAAACTCGGGGTACAGCTCGATTTTACTGACGGCAAAGGAAGTTTTGGCGGTCTTGATAACATGTTCAGGCAACTGGCAAAGCTGCGAAAACTGACCGACGTTAAGCGAACAGGTGTACTTAAGGCAATATTTGGTGATGATGCTGAAACCCTTCAGGTGGTCAATGCTCTGATCGATAAAGGAAAGGATGGTTACGATCAGATCCAGCAGAAGATGAATAAACAGGCCAGCCTGAATAAACGTGTTCAGGCCCAGCTTGGTACGCTGTCCAACCTGTGGGAGGCAATGACGGGGACCGCAACTAACGGCCTTGCGGCTATTGGCGGCGCATTTTCTGGTGACGCCAAAAATATCACGCAATGGCTGGGAGAGTTAGGGGAAAAATTCACGAAGTTTGCGGATGAAAATCCCCGGGTTATTCGCGGCGTCGTCGGGCTTGCTGCCGGTCTTGCGATTCTGAAACTGGGATTGATGGGCGTTGGCGGTGCCATCAGTATTGTCAGCAGGATCATGTCGATGACGCCGATTGGAATGATTGCGACGGCGATAGCCCTGGCTGCGGGATTAATTATCACTAACTGGGATGTTGTCGGACCTTATTTCAAGAAGCTCTGGGAAACCATTGGTCCTTATTTTGAGGCTGGCTGGGAACTTCTGAAGAAGGTTTTTGCCTGGTCGCCGCTGGGGATGGTAATCAATAACTGGGGACCGGTTGTTAAGTGGTTTCAGGATATGTGGGACAAGCTGAAGCCAATTATTGAGTGGTTTACCGACAGTTCCGGTGACACGGTCGATGTCATTAACTCTGCGCAGTGGGGCGCGGGTGCTTATGATGCTTATGGGACGGGAATACCGGCACGGGGATACACACCTTATCAGGCGGTAGATCCGGCTCAGTCAAACAACGCCTCCGATGCCACAGGCCCGAATCCCTTCATGATTAACAAAGCTTCTGCGCCAAAAGTTGATGGTGAGATCAAGGTCTCTTTTGTGAATTCGCCTCCGGGTATGCGGGTTATGGAAACGCGATCCAGCGGTTTTGATGTCAGCCATGATGTTGGCTATACGCGCTTTGGCAGGTAATGAAAAATTAATCTGTTAATGAGTCCCACTCCGGTGGGATTTTTTATGTACGGAGTTTATATGACGTGGAAAGACAGACTTCAGGACGCGTCATTTCGCGGTGTGCCGTTTAAGGTTGAAGAAGAAAGTGCGGGAACCGGTCGTCGTGTGGAAACGCACGAATACCCGAACCGCGACAAACCCTATACCGAAGACCTGGGGAAAATCACTTTCCGCCCGTCCATCACAGCTTATGTGGTGGGAGATGACTGCTTTGACCAGCGCGATCGCCTGATTGACGCGCTGAATAAACCCGGTCCCGGCACGCTTGTCCATCCGACTTACGGTGAGCTGAAAGTCTGTGTTGACGGGGAAGTTCGGGTCAGCACATCGAAGAGTGAAGGGCGTATTGTCCGCTTTGACCTGAAGTTTGTCGAAGCGGGAGAACTCTCTTACCCCACTTCAGGTGCGGCGACGGCGCAGACGCTGATGTCATCCTGTTCTGCACTGGATGGCTGCATCAGTGACAGCTTCAGTGGTTTCAGTATCGATGGCGTGGCAGATTTTGTGCAGAACGACGTCGTCGGTAATGCCAGCACAATGCTTGGGTATGTTTCTGATGCGATGAAAGTGGTGGATTCTGCCGTATCGGATGCCGCCAGGCTGTTGCAGGGGGATATCTCGGTACTTCTGCCGCCGCCATCGTCAGGCAAAAATTTCGTTGAGCAGGTGCAGAAAATGTGGCGTACCGGGAAACGCCTTTATGGTAACGCCAGCGACCTGGTCACCATGATCAAAACGCTTTCCGGTGTCAGCCTCGGCAGCGATCTGCAACCGCGCGGCGTCTGGAAAACGGACAGTAAAACCACCGCCACGGCGACGCAGCAGCGTAACGTGGTTGCCAGCACCCTTCGTACGACCGCAATCAGCGAAGCGGCGTATGCCGTCACCCGATTGCCTGCGCCAACAACTTCCGCGGTGATGCAGAATGCCGCAGTGGGGCAGGCAACAACACCCGCGCAGAGCACTGGCTGGCCTTCCGTCACGCATCCGGCACTGAACAATGCACCGGCGGTGAAAAGCACGGTTGACCTGCCGACGTGGGAAGAACTGACTGACATTCGCGACACACTGAATACGGCAATTGATAAGGAGTTGTCCCGAACAACCAGTGATGCGCTGTTTCTGGCGCTGCGCCGGGTGAAAGCAGATCTGAATGCGGATATCAACACGCGCCTTGAACAGTCTGCACGGATCATTCAGCGCACGCCGGATGAGGTTTTACCCGCGCTGGTGCTGGCGGCGACCTGGTTTGATAACGCGGCGCGTGACGCGGACATTATCCGGCGTAATGCCATTACGCATCCCGGCTTTGTGCCGGTGATCCCTCTGAAGGTGCCAGTGCAATGAACGATAACGTCACGCTACGGGTAAATGGCCGGGAGTGGAATGGCTGGACATCGGTGCGCATCGGTGCCGGTGTTGAACGACTGGCGCGGGATTTCAGTGTGGAGATCACCCGCCAGTGGCCGGGAGATGAGGGTATTACCACGCTTCAGTCGCGCATTAAAAACGGTTCAAAAGTGGAGGTGCTGATTGGTGATGAGCTGGTGATCACCGGCTGGGTGGAGGCGACGCCCGTTCGTTACGATGCCCGTTCGGTCAGCACCGGTATTGCCGGACGTAGTCTGACCGCTGACCTGATTGACTGTGCAGCCGAACCGACACAGTTTAACGGACGATCGCTGGTACAGATTGCGCAGGCGCTTGCTGCGCCTTTCGGCATTGAGGTGGTGAACAGCGGTGCGCCGTCGGGTGTTATTCCTGATGTCCAGCCTGATCACGGTGAAACGGTGATTGAGGTGATCAACAAAATACTCGGTCAGCAGCAGGCGCTGGCTTACGACGACCCGCACGGCAGGCTGGTGATTGGTGGTATTGGCTCAACGCGGGCACATACCGCGCTGGTACTTGGGGAAAACATCCTTTCCTGCGATACGGAGAAGAGTATCCGGGAGCGGTTTTCTGTTTACCAGGTGGCGGGGCAGCGTGCCGGAAACGACGATGATTTCGGTGAGGCCACCACCACCGCGCTGCGGGCCCGCACAGAGGACGCATTTATTGCCCGTTACCGTCCGATGTATATCAGGCAGACAGGGCAGGCTACGGGGGCAGGCTGTATTGCGCGTGCTGACTTTGAAGCCCGGCAACGGGCGGCGCGGACGGATGAAACCACCTATGTGGTGCAGGGCTGGCGACAGGGTAACGGTACGCTGTGGCAACCCAACCAGCGGGTGATTGTCTTTGATCCGGTCTGTGGTTTTGACAATACCGAACTGCTTGTTTCGGAAGTCACGTTTACTCAGGACCAGAACGGCACCCTGACGGAAATCCGTGTCGGCCCGCCTGATGCTTATCTGCCTGAACCTGAAGACCCCGGCGCGCGGAAAAAGAAAAAAGCCAGAGTACAGGAGGACCCGTTCTGATGAGGACGATTGAAGCCATGCAGCGACAACTTCTCGGCCTGATTGGGCGGGCAGTGGTGAAAAGCATCAGTGCCGCCACGAAATGTCAGACCGTGGATGTGTCCCTGATTGCCGGTGAACCCAAAGCCGGGGTTGAACATCTTGAACCCTACGGTTTTACCGCAAGGGCAAACAGCGGTGCGGAAGCGGTGGTGTTGTTTCCGGATGGCGACCGTTCTCATGCGGTGGTTGTTACGGTGTCGGACCGGCGCTACCGCATGAAAGGGCTGCAGACGGGGGAGGTGGCTGTCTATGACGATCAGGGGCAGTCTGTGACGCTGACCCGGGAGGGGATCGTGGTGGACGGTGCAGGTAAAACGATCACGTTTCGCAATGCGCCCAGAGCACGTTTTGAAATGGACCTGGAAGTGACCGGACAGGTGAAAGACCTGTGCGACTCCGGCGGCACCACCATGTCAGCGATGCGGCTTGCCTATAACGGCCATCGTCACAGAGAGAACGGTCAGGGCAGTAACACCGACAAACCGGATAAAGCGATGGAGGCATGATGGAACTGTGGCTGACGGTGAACGGTAAACGCACCTGCGCCAGCGCACCGCTGGATCCGCTGACCCGCGCCGTGGTGATTTCCCTGTTCACCTGGCGGCGGGCGGAGCCTGATGACAATGCCGACGTCCCGATGGGATGGTGGGGGGATACCTGGCCTGCGGTACAGAATGACCGTTACGGCTCCCGGCTGTGGCTGCTTCAGCGCGGCAAACTGACCAATCAGCTGGTGCAGACGGTAAGGGGGTATATCCGCGAATGCCTGCAATGGATGATTGATGACGGTGTGGTGTCCCGTATTGATCTGGATATCCGCCGCACCGGGATTAATGAACTGGGTAACAGTATCACTCTCTGGCGTCGTGACGGACCGGTAATGATTTCTTTTGATGATCTGTGGAGTGCGATAACGCATGGCGGACAGTGAATTTCAGCGCCCGACGCTGGCAGAAAATATCAGTATGCTCCGTAACGATTTATTCGCCAGGCTGGACGTCAGCGACACGCTCCGGCGCATGGATGAAGACGTGCGGGCAAAGGTGTATGCGGCGGCGCTGCATACGGTTTACGGTTACATCGATTATCTGGCAATGAACATGCTGCCTGACCTGTGCGATGAGTCCTGGCTGGCGCGACATGCTGCGATGAAACGGTGTCCGCGCAAGGGGGCCACGGCTGCCAGCGGGTATATGCGCTGGGAAGGTGTCAGCGATGGCCTGAAGGTGACCGCCGGGAGTGTTATTCAGCGCGATGACCTGGTTCAGTACACGGCAACTGCCGATGCAACCAGCTCCGGTGGTGTCCTGCGCGTGCCGATCGCCTGCTCAAGTGCAGGCGCGGTCGGTAACGCTGACGACGGTACGTCATTAATCCTGGTCACGCCGGTGAATGGTCTGCCGTCTTCCGGCGTGGCAGACACTCTGACAGGTGGATTTGATACTGAAGAGCTGGAAACGTGGCGCGCCCGCGTCATTGAGCGGTATTACTGGACGCCTCAGGGCGGGGCTGACGGGGACTATGTTGTCTGGGCTAAAGAAGTGCCAGGCATTACCCGTGCATGGACATACCGCCACTGGATGGGAACGGGGACTGTCGGTGTGATGATTGCCAGCAGTGACCTGATTAATCCCATTCCGGAAGAGTCAACGGAAACGGCGGCAAGACAACACATTGAGCCACTGGCCCCGGTGGCAGGCTCTGATTTGTATGTATTCAGGCCGGTGGCGCATAAAGTGGATTTTCATATCCGCGTGACGCCGGACACACCGGAAATACGGGCTGCCATCACCGCCGAGTTGCGTTCGTTCCTGCTGCGTGATGGTTATCCGCAGGGAGAACTGAAGGTGTCGCGTATCAGTGAGGCGATTTCCGGTGCGAACGGGGAATACAGCCATCAGTTGCTTGCACCGGCGGACAATATCTCCATTGCAAAAAATGAACTGGCGGTACTGGGGACGATTTCATGGACGTGACAAACGATGATTACATCCATCTGTTGTCGGCACTGTTGCCCCCCGGTCCGGCGTGGTCAGCCAGCGATCCGGCGATTGCCGGTGCGGCACCGTCATTAACTCGCGTTCATCAGCGTGCGGATGCCCTGATGCGGGAGCTGGATCCGCGCACCACCACTGAACTGATAAATCGCTGGGAGCGTCTGTGCGGCCTGCCGGATGAATGTATTCCCGCAGGGACACAGACCCTTCGCCAGCGTCAGCAACGACTGGATGCGAAGGTTAACCTGGCGGGCGGCATCAATGAGGATTTTTACCTTGCACAGCTTGCTGCCCTGGGCAGACCAGACGCCACCATCACGCGATACGACAAAAGCACGTTCACCTGCTCATCGGTCTGTACTGACGCGGTGAATGCGCCGGAATGGCGGTATTACTGGCAGGTCAACATGCCAGCCGCCACCAACACCACCTGGATGACATGTGGCGACCCCTGCGATTCCGCACTGCGTATCTGGGGGGACACCGTTGTCGAATGTGTGCTTAACAAACTCTGCCCGTCGCATACCTACGTAATTTTTAAATATCCGGAGTAATCCATGCATCGTATAGACACGAAAACCGCGCAGAAGGATAAGTTCGGCGCGGGTAAGAACGGTTTTACCCGTGGTAACCCCCAGACCGGCACGCCTGCCACCGATCTGGATGATGACTACTTTGACATGTTGCAGGAAGAGCTTTGTGGCGTGGTGGAGGCATCCGGTGCCAGCCTGGAGAAGGGGAGGCACGACCAGCTGCTTACCGCGCTTCGTGCGCTGCTGTTAAGCCGCAAGAATCCGTTTGGCGATATCAAATCGGATGGCACCGTGAAAACAGCTCTCGAAAACCTTGGTTTGGGAGAAGCGGCAAAACGGAATGTGGGCAACGGGGAAAACCAAATC